CGTTCGCTCGGGCCTATCGGGCCTCTCCTTATCCTCTCCTTATCCTATCCTATTCTTATCACAAATAAAATCAAATAAATACAGAATAGTTGTTGACAGGGTGTGCGGGTAGGGTATATAATATAACTATAGCAGTCTTGGAGTGAAGCGCGCGGGTAACCACTTGCGAAAGCATGCCGCCGTGAGGTTGGTCAACCCTCTAAGGCTGTTTATTTTTTGGGGGTACATTGTGAAAGAATTAACAGGTAAATTTGGCACGTATCTTATGACCGATGACGGTTTCTACTTGGAGAAGCCTGACGGCGTGCATTGGTATTGCAATGACTTGGTTGAAACAGGACAACATGTGTTGTATGGTTGTGGCGGGCGTGGTATTGGAAAAACATATAATACGCGTCTTACCGCAATGGACCAATTTAGGATACCGGCCGAAGAGTTGTGCAATGCTGACCCGAAGAAAGTTGAGAAAGCACTTGATGCAGGGGAAGTACGCCGCTTTGTTTATATGCGACGTCGTGACAAAGAGATTCAGCTTGAAAAGCGGAAGATGTTTTCACGTTATACATACGATATCCGCAAGGATTGGAAAGTAACCAAGGGCAACATCATCACTTATAAAGGCATAGAAGCAGGGTACATGATAGATTTGGACCATGTGCGCGGCGCGGGTATTGATTTTGCGAATGTGAATACTATCATCAACGATGAGTTTATATCACACAAGAGCGGGGCAAATGCTTACCTTCCGAAAGAGTATCAAATTTTCCAAGGTGCAGTTGATAGCATTATACGTTATGATAACAATACCCGCGTGTTTGCGATGAGTAACGCTGTTTCAGTTTATAACCCTTATTTCTTAAATGAGGGATATATGCCGACGGGGCAAAAGATGTGGCAAAATCCTGCGCGTCACGTTGCAGTCGAATGGTGTGAAACAAGTAAAGAACTTCTTGCCGCACGCGAAAAGAGTTGGTTTGCAGAATGGACTGCAGATACAGAATACGGGAATTTTTCGCTATACAATAAAGCATTGCGAGATAACGACAACTTTATTAAAGCGAAAGGCCGCTATGCGGTGTTGCGTTATATGTGGCGCGTTGATGACCGTCTTTTCGGTATTTGGTATGACAAATACAGCAATGACGTTTTTTTCAGTGAAAACACGGGCAACAAAAACGTAGAATGTTTTGAAATGTCAACAATTGATAAAGAGTACGGAACGCAATCCCGTCGTGCGTTTATGACAAGCTATGCGGGTGGCAATCTTGTTAAGCGTCTTGATAAAGGATATGTGTTTTTTGAGAGCCAACTTGCAAAGCAAGCATTTTTTACCGTTATGAAAGGAAGTTTCTAATGCGTTGCACAATGCTGGACTATGGCGTAACAGAGGCGCATATTTATAATCAGGAAGTAGAGATTCCGTACGTACACGACTATACCGCAGGTCCTTATACCGTTATACCCTTTTCAAACTTTTTGATATATATGCCATTTAAGGGATACTATCAAAATGAAGACGGATTGACGGTTTTGTACGATGAAACCAACACAAAGCGGATGATTCTGTCTGCGGGCAATGCCGTGTATTTGCTTGAATCTAATGTGACAGTAGAAAAAGGCACGCCTTTTATCTTATGTGGATTAAGCGGCAACACATGGTATTCCAAAGTTGCAGAGCTTGGTTTGGTTTATAGCTATTTCGGTAACGGCTTTACATTTGCGTTATACGATATAGAAGAGAGCGTTATTTTTCCCGACGGTGTGCTAGGCGGTGTGCAGTCGATTCAAGGAACGGCACTTCCTTCCAATTCTCAGGTGTTGATTTACTATCATCGTTTACTCAAGCCATATAACAACAATCCAAATGCGATGATTCGTGAGCGTGGTACAGGGGCTCTACCCGGCGAATACAGTAACACTTATCTGGATTTCGTGCAATGGTCCACGAGCCAAATAACCAAGAAAGCGGTTAGTGATACCGAATCGTCTTTTCAATTTATATTTGCGTGGTATACAGCAAAATCGAACTATCAAAAGAGTGTTCATAGCGTTGATGTTCCTATCCATTATAGCAAATACGGTAACCCGTTAATTCCCGACGAAGCCCCCGTAAGTGTTCCTATGATGTTTCGTGTTCATCCAAACACAAAGCAAATCACGTCGCTTACATCGCTTGCCCCCGTATTCGACGAGTTTAATTTATCCTGGTACACTTCTCAGAATTTATACACAAGCGGATGGCGGGTTTTGCAATCTACCATAAACTTTGCAGGCGACTGGCAAACGCGTGGTATGACAGACGGTGGCTTTAATTTTGGCATGACCGATTTTACGTATAGTATTTCGGGTTTTGATAAGCTTGCCGTTTTTGTAGCCCCCGAAAGTGCATACATTGAAAAGAGTCCGCATCCAAGCAAGGCGAATATTTTGCTTTTGGACAAAGCCGCCGGGATTGATGAAATAAAAGAATATGATTTGCGAACAAGCTTATCCGGTTCGTTGTTTGTCCATATAGATACAAACCCTGTACAATATGTTAAGGTTTGGCGCGGAATTACTTGCAGTATTGCGCGTTATATGATGGAAATCGACACCGACAGCGAGCATTATCCGCCTTCCGATTTTTCCGACATCGACAAACGTGGCGGCTTGCAATGGGGCTCTTTTGGAATTCTTGAATGGACCCCGAATGCCGCGAATTATGATACATCCGGTGAACCCGATATTATTCCTATTTTGTTTCTGTTGAGCCGTATAGGGAAATTCCCGTTAAATTTTTAACAAATGCTATTGACAAATATTTAATGAAGTGCTATTTTAATTATAAAGTAAATAGCAGGAGGTGTTATATGTATATTATCATCGTTTTGGGTTTCATTGTATTTGATGTCGTAACGGGCCTTATCAAGGCCGGGTATAATGGCAATTATAATTCTGCCATTATGCGACAGGGTGGCTTCCATAAAAGTATGGAAGTTATGGCGATGGCAGTTGCCTATTTTGTTGAGTATGCTATTGTATATATCAACATTGGGGTTGATGTTCCTGCCGTTCCCGCCGTAACGGTCTACATTTGTATTATGGAGCTTATCAGTATTCTTGAAAACATTTGTGCAGTAAATCCTCAGATGTGTGCTCTATTCAAGCCCTATCTGGACAAGTTGAAAGGCGGCAACGATGCGTCGAAGTGATGGTGAAGTAGTTCTGGAATGGCCTCTGTTAAACCATATCATTACGGCTGGCTGGACTTACAATGACGGTTCAGCACACAGGGCATTGGATTTCCGTGCAGCGGTTGGCACGCCTATCTATGCGTCTGAATCCGGTACGGTTGACCAAGTGCAATACTGGAACGGTAAAAGCAAAACCGGAATGCAGAGCTATGGCAATATGGTGCGAATCCGTCATAGCCCCTACAAGGGCAAAAATCTTCAAACGCGTTATGCGCATTTGAAAACAATCCTCGTAAAGAATGGGCAGACGGTCAACGAAGGGGACCTGATTGGCTATTCCGGTGAAACGGGCAACTGTTACGGAGAACACTTACATTATGAGGTTCTTTATAATGGCACCCGTGTTAATCCTTTAAGTTGGCTTGATAAAAATTTCACAACTGCCAACGCAAGCGTGGCAAAACACCTTGGGTCTTATCAGAGTGTGGAACGTGAGAAAGAGAGCGCCCCTTCTAGCGGCGATTATATTAAGATTCACGCAACTGGCTCCGATATGGCAAAGCTGTTGGAGTTGTGCAATTCTCTCAAGTTGACATATACACGTTCAGAAAGTTGAGGTGATTGAATGACGCGTGAAGAGGTTGTTGAGCGAGTCTCTACCGCATTGAATTCGTTGGATGAATACCTTGCGACCCTGGACGGTGAAGCATTGACTACCGCCGGTGATGTTGTGGCAAGCGTTCGCGAAAATCTTAAAGACATCGCGGAAGCCGTACCTGACATTGAGTATGTGGCAAAAAGCGACTATGACAAAGTGAAAGAAGCTTACCGCGCTATGATTGCAGGCCGCGAGCCTCCCGAAGTTCCCGATGACGTAACAGAGACCGTTGAGACCAAAGAAGAGACAACCGAAGAGACCGACCCGAAAGAGTTGGAAGACCTTATTTATGATTCTTAAGAGGTGATTTATATTGGCAAGTAAAGCAACCCCCGAAGTTCAGGGATTGGCACGTGCGCAGGCCGCGTATAATGCGATGTCCGCAAATGTTCAGGCGCTGATTCCCGAACCGACTGCCGATAACGCCGCCGAATTTTTCGGCGCTATCCGCAAGTATGACCCGAAGTTCAATGAGTTTGGCCCTGCCCTTATCAATGCAGTTATTACCGGCACCGTAAAGGCATCCGAAGCAAAGAACCCGCTGTCCATCGTATACAAGGAAATGCGAGAATACGGCTATACGGTCGAAGAGATTTTCGCAGATAAATTGCAGGTGGTGGACTGGGCCGCGTGTGATACTTCAACGTATGACGATGTGTTCGGCGTTGAACCGCCCCGCGTTTACACGAACTTCCATTCCATCAACTTCCAGAAGCGCGTAAAGGCATCCATCTCTAACGTACTCTTGAAGCGTGCGTTCAGCTCCTATGAGGGCTTTAACGACGTTGTGAATGCTATCCAGCGCACCCTCGTAACTTCTATGATTGATGAGGAATCTAAGGCAAGCACTCAGCTGTTTGCACTGGCGCATGCTGGCGGATTTGCTTATCCGGTCAAAATCAACAGCAACATCACTTTGCCGCAGGATTCCGGTAAAGTTTATCTGGACGAATCTGCATTGAAGTACAATGCGGCGAAGGAAAAGGAAATCGTTCATAAGTTTGCCGTCGGTGCTTCTCGTGACTATAACTGGATGGGCGTTTCTCAGCTTACCGATATTGGCCGTGTGATGTTCATCACGACCCCCGAATACCTGTCTTCTCAGGATGTTGGCGTCCTTGCTGCCGCGTTCAATATGGATAAGACCGAATTTTTGGGCCGTACCATTGAGGTGAAAAACCTTGGCGGTGCAGAGAAAGACGGCGCTATTGGCTTTATCGTGTCGGAAGACTGGTTCCAGATTTGGTTGCAGTCCCGTGAGATGACTCAGATTTACAACCCGGTTAAGCGTGTGTGGAATTTCTGGTATTTCACTGATGGCACCTTCTCTACTTCTCTGATGGAAAACTGCGTGGAGCTGGTGGATTCTATGAAGTCTATCACTTCCGTTACCATTACCGCAGGGCAGAAGGCCGCAAAGTGCGCAAGTACCGAAATTGTGGCAAAGGTTGTAAACGGCGGCGAAAAAGGTGGCTGGTCTTCCAAGCTGAATTGGAGCATCACCGGCAACAATTCCAAAAAGACCTTCATCAGCCCGTCCGGCATTCTCTATGTCGCAAATGACGAAACCGCAAGCACTATTTCCGTCACGGCTACGAGCGCACAGGACCCGTCCAAAACGGATACCAAAGATGTGACCGTTACCGCTTCTTAAACATCGGCGGGGGCAACCGCCCCCGCTTTATTTTTTGGAGTGAAGATATGCCTTTAATTAAACCGATGACCGACGTACATTTCTTGTCAAATGCTCCGGTCGATTATCAGATGAATAATGTTCTCTGGCTGGCAAGTGAACAAGAGGAAGCTAATTTTTTCCTGTCTAAAACAAAGTTCAGTTTTGACAACTGCCGCGCCGTTAATAATGATGGGGACCCGTGGGAAATTACCGTACCCCTTACAGATGGTTCAACGCTTGATGATTACTACAATTGCAATTATCTTATGTGGCGCAACCCTCAGTTTTCGAACAAGTGGTTTTATGCCTATATCGGTACACCGCGCCCCGCGTCTGCTGGAAGTGTTACTGTACCTTTTCAGGTCGATTATTGGCAAACGTGGCATTGGTCTTGCGAATTCCCTGCAACAATGGTACGTCGTGAGACTGTGAAAGACGATACGATTGGCGCGAACCTCATTGAAGAGAATGTCGAAACTGGAGAATTTGTAATCTCCCCTGTTGATATTGGAAGTACAACATATACAGGCATTGGCACCGATATCATTGAGGAAAGCGGATGGGATACTACGCCGTGCGTGCTAATCGCGTACACGTACAAGCCGTCCGAAACCACGGCGGAAACTGACCCCGGTACATACATTATCAACGCAGTAAAGGACGCTTCCGATAGTTTTTACTACAAACTAAGCAATATCACCCCGTCTTTTGCAGGTGGACGCTTCCAGCAGGGCATTTATCAAGCTTGTAATTTTATCGCTTTTGAGGTGGACACGACCGACCAAGATAAATTAGACACCGCAATTCAGACCATCAACCTCTATTTGCAAAAGCTTGTTGACGGCGTGATGATTCAGAGTGTGCAGATTATACGTATGATTCCAAAGTTTATGGCACCCGCAAGCGGTGTTCAGCCTATCAATTCTGCCTACCCCCGTGTAAATAACATCAAAGGCAAAGCAAGCCCTACGACGTTCGGTTCGTACACCCCAAACAATAATAAACTTTACACTCAGCAGTTTAATTATTTGGTGATTGATAACGGCGCAGGCGCTCAGATGGAAATGGGGTATGAGTATTTTAAGGGTGACAGTATGCAAGGAGTTCCAGCCCGCACGCCGACTTTCCGTCTTTATTCGCAGTTGTCGAATTCCCCGGCCTGCCGTCTCATCCCTTACAGCTACAAAGGTCCCTCAGACAAGGAAAACCCTCTTTATTCATTGGAGTTGAACACTTACCCGCAGTGCAGTTACAGTTACAATGAAATGCGTGCGGACTATTTTGCAAACCAAAATAGTTATGCAGTGAAAGGTGTTCGTGGTGTGAGTGACGCGCTTTTCAATACAATAGGTGCAGTCGCTTCTATTACTGAAAGTGCGGCAACGCTTAATCCGGCTGGTATGGTATCTGGCATTGCGCAGATTGCCAACACGGCTCTTGACGCCGCCGACACGATTGCCAAGCAAAAAGACCGTGCTCGTATACCAAACGAAGTGGTAGGCTTGTCCGACAGCAACATTCAATTTGCCATCGGGCGTATGTCCTTTATCGAATACCGTATGCAGGTGCAGTCGTATTACGCCAAAATCATTGACAATTATTTCACAGCTTACGGATATGCAATCAACGACATTAAAAAGCCCGAACTGAATACACGCACCCGCTTTAATTTTATCTGGACGCAGGGCTCAAATGTACTCGGTGACCTTCCCACAGAGGCCAAGACCGTCATCAATCGGCAGATGGACGCCGGGCTCCGAATTTGGCACGACCCTGCCGCGTGGATGGATTACAGCGTAAAAAATACCATTAAGGGGTGATTAAGTGAAAAAAGCAAATTATTACCGCAAAGCGCGAGCCGATATGGAAGACACTTGCATTTATTACGTAAATCGTGCGCTTGAGATTTTCCTGAACCGTGTTACGTATGAATGTGAAGACCCCAATGCCCTCAAATATTTTGACCCGTCTTACGCCGAACGATGCATTTTTTATGAAGGCCGCGATACGGTTTGGTTTGATGAAATCCTCGGTTCTTACCGTTGCGGCAACGTTTTGCCGGGTGGAACGTTCGACATCTATGGAAACCCGACAGAGTGGTCTAGTTGTCCGGCAAATGGCATGGGCCTTACCTATCTTAAAGACACGAATGCTGTTATTATATACGACACGGTGTGCAAAAGTTCTCCGGGTGCAACGGCGACACCAATTGTACCCTATCTTATGGTGTTGCACATCGTGCAGGATATGGCGCAGTTGCATACGGCCCGTAATGTCAACGTGAGCTCTCTTTCTTGTCCTATCATTATTTCAGGCACAGAGGCACAGCAGCTTTCTTTACAAAATCGTATAAAAGAAATTAGCGTTGGCACCCCTTACATTTTCGTGGCAGTAGATAGCAACACGGGTAACGAAATCAAGGCATTAAACACCGAATGTATCAATAACATTTCGGCGTTTTCAAATGAACTTGATAAAGAATGGTCTGAACTTTTAACCTATCTCGGCACAAACAATGTCAATGTTGTCAAGGCCGAACGCGTCACTGACGATGAAGTCAACGCGAATAACGAACAAATCACAATGAAAGCAAAAGCAGTCATTAAAGCACGCCAAGACGGTTTCGATAAACTTGCCGCAATGGGATATCCGAAAGTGACGGTAAAATGGCTTGGCGGGTCTACCGAAAACAGCGCGGAAGTATTTGATGACAACGGGCTTCCGTTATATGAAGAAGATGAAAAGACCGAACCGAATGTTGCGGACGGCGGAAAGGGTGGAAGCGATGGCAGTAGCAACAGTGCGTCTATGTGACTTGATTGCATCCGGGTATCCTTTTACTGAAAAGGCATTGAGTAAATACCCGGCTCCCTCTGACAGTGTGCGGGAAGAAATCAACAGCGCAATTCTTCAATATTACTGGACCCGTGAAATCGGTTTTCAGACCCCCGACGAAATGGCCCAAAAGATGGATTTTGCAATGCGTGGTATCATGCCCTATTATAATGCACGCCGTGCGATTGACGCTCTTGACGTTGGCGCAAATCCGTTGCAGAGCTATGAGGAAACTCTTGAAACCATTATGGAAGGTACACGAGAGAGTACGGGAACAACTCAGGGCAATAACAGTGATTCCCGTACTACAACCGACGAACGTACTGGCCAAGACAAACGCGATGATACTACCAGTACAGAAAGTAGCGGGTCCACTAGCGGCACAAACGGGGAACACGGATACGATAAACATTATACGTTCCCGGTTACTGGTAACTCCGGTGATGGTACAGGCGATACCGGTGGTATGGACGATAATTATGCCTCAGAGGGTAACAGCAACCGTCGCAACAGTACGAGTGAAGGCTCTCACAGCGATACAGGTACTACAACCGTTGCGGCGACTGCAACACGAACAGATACAGGCAAAACCGTAGCAAGTGGAAGTGGCGAACACACTGAAACCCGCAAGGAAACCGGCAAAGATGGTAGTACTACAAACACTACCCGCAAGGGCACAACGGAAGCAAAATTCCGCCTGCTTGCCGCTTACCGTGAAGTGATTGAAAACATTAACATGATGATTGTAAAGGACCCCGCAATTGCGCAGCTCTTTTATAGTAACTTCTCTTAAAGAAGGTGATACAATGGATTTGAACGTTGAGCCTTGCAAGGTCCCTTGCCCCGTCATCCCGCCTATTCCTTACCCGCCTCACGATACACCCGGTACAGGACCGTTATACAAAGACACCGATGAAAATTTCAAAGAATGGAGTGATTCCTATGCTTCCTCTTCCGTTTCTTCCGTATGAAGGCGGACCGACTATTATTGAGTGGTTAAATCAGATTTGTCAAAAGTTTAACGAACTCTTGACGGCGGTAAAGAACGTCCGCGAACTTCCGCCGGGTGGCACTCACGGGCAGGTTGCAACGCCGAAAGAAGATGGCTCCGGTTACGAGTGGGTGAATCAGAGCGGTGGCGGTGGTGGAGGCTCCGATGATTTGTGGTATCCGACCGTTACAACCGCCGGTGTTATCTCGTGGGAAAAGTCGAGCACTACTACACCCCCGGCCTCTCGTAACATCAAAGGACCGAAAGGCAATGATGGTACGCCCGGTACACCTGGTAAAGATGGGGTGAGTCCAAGCGCAAGCGTTGTCCAGACCGAAACGGGTGCAACTATTACCGTCACAGATTCAAGTGGTACGACTACGGCAAAACTCAAGAACGGAACACCGGGTAAAGACGGTGCGCCCGGTGCGCCCGGAACACCTGGTAAAGACGGTGCGCCCGGTGCGCCCGGTGCGCCCGGAACACCTGGTAAAGATGGGATTACGCCTACTTTTGAGGTAGGCACTGTTACAAAGCTCAGCCCCGACGCAGAACCCACGGTCACTCTTGAAAATGTTGGCGGCGGTCTATACATGATTGACTATGGTATCCCGCAAGGACAACCCGGCTCTCCCGGCGCGGGCTCCGGTGACGTTGTAGCTGCTGGAAACAACGTATTTACAGGCACCAACCATTTTGAAGGCTTAACGGTTCTTGGTGAGACTCACGCGGAAACCCCGACCAATAACAACGATGTCACAAACAAGCTCTATGTTGACACGCTTGCGGGTACTACCAAAACCAGCGCCGTAACGGAAGCAGACGAACACACGGACAATAAAATCAGTGCGCTCCGAACGCTTCCCGCAGGTGGTACAAGCGGGCAGGTCCCGACTATTGCAAGCGATGGCGAGTCTGTTGAATGGAAGACGCCGTCCGGTGGTGGCGGTGGTGGCGGCGGTGGTGGAGTCGAATGGGTGGAAGTAACGCCTTCACAGATTGGCTCTACGAACCTCAACATCGATAATCTTAAATTGTGGTACGATAAAAACGACCATCAACATTTGAAATTTGAGGGGTATATTTGGGCGACCTCTGGTAGTTCTAGCCATCTGTATATTGCAATGCCTGATGATTTCTCCCCTGTCGTAACTGATATGTGGACCCCTTTACTCGCACTAACAGGAGTAAACACTTCTTTTCTGACCACTATTACCTTGTACGTGCAGATTACGAGCCCACATAACTTGTGTATTTACCCTAGCGGCTCTGGTACTTCTTGGCTTACTAACCGTCGCTATGCCGTTGGTTCTGAAATTTATCTGAACCCGTCTCAACTGATTCAGAGCAACAGCGATGAAGTCAATGATGGCATCGACAACCATACCGGTGATGACGCAGGAACGCAACACGGTGAATGATACCAAATGTTCCACGTGGAACATTAAGAAAAACCCCTCTCGTTTGAGAGGGGCTTTATTCTATGCATTGGATTCTTTCGACTCTTTATGCTCTTGTTCTTTAATCAATGCCCGCGCTATACCGGACCAACAGCTATCATATTTAACAGGGTCCATATCCGGGATGTAGGGAAGCTCTTCCATATCAATCACCTACCAAATCCCAAAAGTACGCGGACGTATCAGCAAACGGGATGAACTTTACGTATCCGTCGGAAGTATCAAGCGTACCGCCCAAAGTGCCAAGGGCTTTGAAGAACTTTTCAAGATAGACGGTGTTCAATAAAAGGGTTCCTTCCTGCTCAAAGGACTCAACCGGCCAACCGTTCATCACAATCTTACGCAACTTCTTCTTGCATTCGCTAATCCGGTCATCACTGTAAAATTCAATGGTTTCGGTGGACTCATCATCAACCCGGCAAGTGAGGGAAATCACGCAAACGTGATTGTATCCAGACTCAAGGATGATGTCATCACTGAACATAAATGGATACAACCAATCGAGCGCGTCGTTGATTATATGCTCACATTCAAGCACCGGCACCGGTTCAGCATTGAAAGCCTCATCCGGGATGGACTCATCGGCGGGCACCGTGATAGGCTTGAAGTCAACAGGACCCGGGATAGTAGAGGTTGCAGGTTTCCAAAAATTCTTTTTCATAACATTAGCTCCTTTTTTATTTGCTTGAAACGTTTTCCGTTTCATTGTCTATATTGTACCGCCTTTGTTAGGCGTTGTCAATGGATTTGGACTTGTTAAATAAATAACTTACTCCATATGGCCTGAAATGAGAGATGCAATCAGTTGAGCATAATCGCTATGCCTTTTCACTTGTTCTTCAGGTGCCATCATAAAATATTCCAAAAGGAGTTTGAATCCTGCTTTGTGGGGGTCGAACGACTCTTCATTGTTATCTAATACTGTCTTTTTTTCGGGAATGATTCGAGCGTCCCTGGTAATCCACCCCTTAACCAACGAATACACTTCAATCTTGGATTTCTCTTTATTCGAAGTGTAGAGTTCGAACGTTTGCATTAAAGAAGTTTCGGTATTCTCTATAGTAACGCTATCAACAATACAAAACCACGGCGCATCAGTGATATCATCAATTGCATGATTGATTACACAAGATATAGTATCGGTATACTTAAAAGCCGGGATGTCTACACAATGCTCGTTACCTTCCCTATCTAGACCAATGATACTTACAGCGTACATAATTATTCCCTCCACCCATCAATATATTTAAAAGCAAATCAAACTCTTTTTACTGGTAATCCACCGGCGGGACTTCCATGCATTCAAACCTTCTACATACAATTTGACTTTCATAATAACTCTCCTTTACAACTTAAAATGTTTCAATTGCCCCGCAATTGCGGCGGCAAGATAACCATACCATGAACGATGACCCTCAGGGTCTTTGTGCCAAGCCTCAGCCATTCGCTGAATCTGTCGAACCGTGCCTAAACCGCCCCGTGCTTGTCCGCTCGCATTCAACTCTTGCACCGTCTCAACAATTTGGTCACTCACGAGCCAAGGATGCGTGAGCGAACCGTATATAGAAACCCAATAGCCAAGTACAATCTTGTCTTTTTTCGTGAGCGGGGTCGCCATACTGGAAAAGAAATCCGAACCCGATTCGCCCCGGTCCGTGAATGCTTTATCAACGCTGTCAATGTACTCACGGCGTCCGCGTGCTGTTGTCATCGGACTACGCACGAATTGCACGAAATCGTTTACAATCTCTTTCAGGTTTGCAGACGGTGGAAGGTCTTCCGGCATAACGGGAAACGAATCACCCGGAATACCTTGATAGATAAGACTTTCATACATCATCTTCAAAACGCCGATAGCTTCTTGATACCCGCCAAGGTCGCCAAGCCCTTCTCGTTCCATCTCACGCATACGCGAATTGACCTTGCGTACGAGTGAAATGTACTTCTTTTCAAGCGGAGTGCGCTTCCGAACTTCACTCTTTACGCTTCCCTGAATAGGGCCATAAAATTTAGTGATATCCTTGTACTTATTCGCAATGGATAAAACCTTGTCAACATTCTTGCCATGCAAGTATGAGAGCTTTTCAGGAAGACGGTTCTTACCAATGGCCGCGAGTTCTTGCTGAAAATGCTTGCCGTCTGTATTGACAGTGCCAAGGCGCAACGCTTGAACGAGCCGTTGATTGATACGCTTTGCAAGAAGCGTGTATTCTGTATCTGTCATAATGCTTACTCCTTTTCCTTGTGCCTTTATTATACAGCATATCGAATATAATGTAAAGAATAGTTATTTTTTTAACAACCTCAGTATTCAGCGCAAAGAGCCTGCGCACTCTTGATGCGGTTGTCATATTCGTCCGTCATACCAAGGTTATAGGTAGTAGGTTGAAGAGCCGTCGCGTGCTTTTGATTGATGGTCTCAGTGTTTCCAAGGTAATCGGTTAGAGTGATTTTCGGTTGGTCATCAAGATAATACCGAATCATGCGACCGCTTGTATGATATCCCCAAGACGTACCTTTACGCTTTCCCCCTGCACATTCAGGCTCTAAACGAAACTCTTCAATATGTTCGATGGCATCAAACTTGTTTGCAATGCCCTCTTCTGCTTCCCGCTTTTTATTCCACACGGCCTTCTTCTTGTTTACACCGGATACCGTGATTTCAAGTTCACCATCTTTTTCAACGGCGTACTTTTTAGCGCCGTAGGTTATAAACTTGTCATAGCGACCTTCATAATCAAATTCACCAAGATGCGCAAATTTAGAAGGGTCGATTTTATGAGCCTTGCACGCATTGGCAATCTTCACGGCAACCTCTGCATTGTAATCATTGACGTATTCCCGCGCAGCATCCGCGTAATCTTCCGCAATCTTCATACTATCGGTATCATCATAAATAATACCCTCATCAAGCGCAATAATAGCACGCCACAAATTACGCCGTGCGTATGCAGATACCCAAACACCCCATGCAAAATTAAGCAACGGGTGACTGTTCACTTCATTTAACTTCTTTTGCATATCAAAGCGTTGCTTATTGTACCATTCGTCCTCAGTCATATCTTCATACGGCTCATACGGCACCCATCCGCTATGGTCGCCGCCATCATAATTATAGTCGTACTCAACAGGGTCTGTCACATATTTCGTAACTGCCATACCATAACAACCGTTGATGCATTGTTTAACATATTGACGGGAAGCTTGCAACACTGCAAGCCGTTCGGTTTCTTGCGCAGATAGAATGCCTTTTGCTTTCAGCGCTTTAATTTCAGCACCAAGCTTTTCCTTTTGCTCAAACAAACGAGCCAACAAATTGATAAGCTCTTTTGGAAGATATGCCTTGCGTGCGCGTTTCAGACACAAAACTTCAACATCTTCCATTTTATACGCTTCTTGTATGGTCAACCAATCCTGTTCTGTTATCCATACTTCACACATGTCAACCTTGTACACGCGCCCGTTGTCTTTTTCAACAACTGCACTCTGCAAATCAAAGTCTACACATTTGCTCACGCTTAAATAGGTGTTCTGTAACTTGCTCTTAACACCCCAAAGACGCAAATGCATTATATACGCGTAGTTGTCAATGTCAAGATGGTAGATGTCATCTTCAACTTCATAGAACCGGGATGACGGATACTTTTCCATGACCATGACTGCAGGATATGAACTTTTGAAGTCGTAACTGTCAACATTGAACATCATAATCCCGGCGTAATGTGCATTCGCGTGAGTATATCCACCTTGATAACAAAGCACTAACTCTCTGTAATTATCAATGCTTGTTTCACACATACGAGATATACGATGATACCAATCATTCATCGCACACCAAGGGTTTTGGGGCTTGCTTGCTATAATCTCATCTTTAAGCTCGCGGCGTACTTCACCTGTTTGCGTGAGAGGAATATCCCACACCGTGCCGTACTGTTTTGCTTTCATCGCAATATAATCGGCCAATACAAGGCAGTCGTATTCACAGTACCCCAATTCTTTGCTATTCAAAGGCGTGCACGGCAAACGCTCAACATTATAATCAAGGTCACCAACTTTTTTGGCATGTGGCAAGTTGAACTTGCTTCCTACCATTTCGAGTGACATCATATTCAAGACATACGCATCGCGAAACTCAACGCTAAACTCATGGCTAATAGCAAACATAGGTTTGCGCGGCTCACGCGCAAATACTTCATCAAAATTGATAACGTTGATGCAATACTGCCAATCATACGGAAAGTTTTGCACGTATACCCGCCATTGCGTGGTCTCGCCAAGCACCTTGTGTATAATGCCTAAAAACACTTTGAGTTCGTCGAGCTGTCTGCCATAATAAACTTCATCAAGAACTTGCATCATCCAAATATAGCAGACACCATACTTTTTGCAACGCTTGTAATAGTCAACGGGCTTGTTATAGTCAAACGCCGTCGCAATCCTTGCAGGGTTGCCGTTCTCATCACAATAAAGGTAATACGTGGATGCCTCTGTATCAAACGTGAAGACATTGTTGCAACGCTTGATAACCTCTTTATGCTTGCCGCGTTTGATTTCTTGTATATCAAAACAATCAGCGGCTTTGTCGAATTCTGTATAATGCTTCATGTGTAACACTCCTTTATCCTTGTGATTATAATTATATCCTACCCGCACACCCTGTCAACAACTATTCTGTATTTATTTGATTTTATTTGTGATAAGAATAGGATAGGATAAGGAGAGGATAAGGAGAGGCCCGATAGGCCCGAGCGAACG